ATTTTTTCGGGGGTTTTGCTTGTTCAAAAAGTCGAATAATATATCAAAGTGGTCTAACTCTTGGTCTCTGTCTGCACCTCTCCCACTCAATCACGTCACGTTTTTCCCAATAACCTGGTATCCATGTGTTGCCATGACCTAAGTAATGACCTGGTACCCAGTATTTCTTTGTGATTGTAACTTCACACCTTCTACGTCTTGGTCTATAATGGGGATGATAGTGATCATACCTCCAATCTTGCCAATGTCCACCACCATGATCGTGACCATGATGGTACGACTCTACAAACGGCTCCCAGAATTCCTTCCAAGTTAATGCTTCTGCTTTGACTGGTGATGTAATACCAATTAGTAGAAGTGGGAGCAGTAGTAGTTTCTTCATTAGTCTTCGTTAGCTAGAGCAGCAAAATAAGAAAGATCTGGTGATTCACCTGACTCTTCTATTTCTCCTACTTTAGCACCAAACCCCGACTTTGTAGGTGCAGGAGGGTCCGCTTTAACAACTGGACTAGTAAGAGGCACTAAATCCTCTTCCTCCTCGTTTGATTGTACTACAGGTCTTGCTGACTTGTTAAGCACAATATTCAAACGTGCTGATAACTCCTCATAACTCTTGAAGTTCTTAAGGTCAGTAAACTCTTTAAGAGAATGCTGAGACTTCCAGACTGCTTCGAGTGCATCATCTTCTAGTCCACCTAATACAGATGGTGAATCAAACTCACTCTTATCATAATTCCAGTATCCACCAATGGTCTGGATTTTAATCTTAAAGTTAGCACCCTTCCATAGATCGAAAGGATTTATTGGAGATTCATCTTCAAACTGTGGTTGCATTGCTGATGCAATCTTGTCATGAATTTTCTTACCATACTTATATAAGAATACTTTACCTTCATTTTCTGGATGAAGTTGATCCTTTACAACATAGATGTTGCTGTAGTAAGAGAGCTTACGCTTCTGCTTACGTGCAGTATCTTTGTCTGCATCTAGTCCACTATTCCATAGTGTCCTATTTAATTCACCTACAGGATCCTTTTGGTTAAGTGTGGTGAGAGAATTCTCAATGTACCAACCACCTGGTCCTTGAAATGCATGACTCCATACCTGTGCCCAAGGAAGATCTTCTCCATCTGGCTCTGGTAGGAAACGAATAACGGCATAACCGTTACCACTCTTATCTACCTCTGGTTTCCAGAGTCTTTCATCTGGACCACGCCCCTGAGGCTTGGACATGTTTTCGATCTGTTGTGTAAGCTTAGCAAACTTACCAGACTTGCTCTTTAATGATGCAAATGACATTTGTATTTGTCTCCGATTTTGTATTGTGATATTGCTACTGGATTATAGTAGCATACTATTTATACGGTGTCAACACCGTCTGTTTTCAATTCCTTTCTCCATGTCCTTAACTTATTCTCCATCTGATCTAGTACCATATTGAGATTCATACCACCACTATACTCTGTGGACATCATCTCTATCCTACTCTTGATTTCCTTTGCAGAGTCATCATCTTGTAACTCATTAGCCGCCAACTGTAAACGTGCATAAAATACTTTCTGCTTTGCTACTAACTCTAGAGTCTTCTCAATATGCTCTAGTCTTTCTTGTGGATTGAATTGTTTAAGACCAGCAGACATCTTCAAGAGCTCTGTATAACACTCCTGTATTGCATCTAACTCTTCTTTTACTACTTCAGATTGGAAGAAATTGTCAGTCATAGATTTAAAATTGCTTTACTTGTACGTTTAATATAATTTAATTGTTGGGCATCCCATTTTATCTTATCTTTCAATGGTTTAGAAATCAGTTTATTTACTGTCTCTACTTCAATCTCAAACTCTTCACATACTGAGGCAACTCCCTCAATATAATTTATAAGACCGTTGCTATCCTTTACCCTGTCCTCAACTAGGGAGGTAAACTTACCTTGTGTCATAAATTTCTCTTCAATTTCTTTCATTGTGTAACCTTTACATTGAGGTGGGAAACTCCACCAGCATCAATCAGTCCAGTTGGGAACCAATTTGCTGCTACTGTTATTCTATCACATTCTTCCTCATTTGGGGTAGCTCTGTGACGAATAGTAGGTGGGAAAACTATAAACCTACCAGGAACAGTAGGTTCTTCATGAGTTAAGTTATAGATGTCTTCATACTCCTGCTGCCCTGAGTATTTAACAGGAAATATATTAGTCTTATCAAAGTAAGGATTCGGGTAATACCACCTAGTAACTGCTTTATTATAACCAGATGAATAATAATTACTACTTAAGAAGCAATTGAAATGAGTGTGATCAAAGAACCAATCTCCTGGTCCATTTTTATTTGCCCATGCTGCATTACATACCATCTTGTTAGGGATCTTCATCCTATCACAAACTTCGGCCACGCAGTCTTGCATCCAGTCGAAAAGATAACGTAGGGGTTCGTGATTGTAGAGGTCGCTTCCCCCTCCACCTTCATAGTTAACACCAGCCCAGATCTGATTGGTATCATTACCCCTCCAAGGTAATGCTGAGAGTATCTTATCAATCTCTTCAACCTTATCCCTGTTGGAGTAACCCATATCAAATCTATAGAAAGGTATACCTAAGACCTCACGGAACATCCAACTATCTTGTGGACCTCCTTTATACTCTGGTGATACCCAACCTGTCATGCTACTGCCTTCTCATTATGATACTGTCGGATCCATTCGATAAGTGTATCGATATAGGTATCCTTGTCATACTTTTGAGAGACCTGCATACTACCATCCTCTGCAACAGATAGTGTTACTAGCTTATCAACTTCAACTCCAGTCAATTCATAATACATGTAAGCATATGCTGCCTCTTGCACAAAGAATTTCTCTAGGTGCTCTTCCTTCTTAAGATTCTTGGTAGTTTTAAAGTCAATTATAGCAAGCTCTTTATCAAACTCAGCAATGCAATCAACACGACCAGCAACCCCCAGAGTCCTAGAAAAAAGAGGGGCTTCAATAGCGTGAATATTACTAATACGATCAAGAGTCTCACGAGCAGACCGAAAAAGGTAAGTGGGAAGACCCTTGCTCTCCTTATCTTCTTCCAATTCATTTTTAAGATACTTCTCCACTAGGTTATGGTACTGTGTGCCTCGCCATGCAGCTGCACGTCGGACCTTCTCTGCTTCAGCAAAACCAACTCGCTTCTGCCAAGCTAGTATACCATGCTTACTCTGGTTGCCAACCACTGTAGTGATACTAGGCATCCATTGGTCATCAATCTTATAGAAACGACCAGTCTCCAAAGTCCTACTAGTAACCTCGTCAAGAGGCTTAGCAGGACCAACATAATTAAACATCAATCAAAACCCATTTCATGTTTGCAGATGAGATAGTCTCTTATGAAACCAGACCTCACGATATCATTGATACCAAACTCAGTGCAAGTGAATGAATCCATTGCCTGAGTGATCTTCATGAAGTCTAGCACACCAGTCCTCTCATGTGACTTAACAAGGTCAGACTGTGTGTAATCTCCAGAGAATATAATTCTACTATCCTGACCAACACGAGTGACAATACTGTCTAACTCATGGAAGTTTAGGTTAGAGAACTCATCTACTATTATAATGGCTCTGTCAAGTGTTATGCCACGCAAGAAAGAAGTAGACCAGAAGTCTATTGATCCTTGGTTTCTTAGGTTTTCATATAATACTTTGAATGCTCCTTCATCAGGCATGTTAAACATATATCGCACCATGTTTTTATATGGTGTCTGATATAGGTTAGACTTGTCTTCCTCATCACCTGGTAGGAATCCGATCTCTCTTGTAGGGACAAGAGACCTAACAATATATACTCTCTGGTATGGAGAAGATGGTTCTAATACTGCCTGTAGTGCTAGGTAGAGACTGATAAATGTCTTACCAGTACCTGCTGCACCATGTAATACAAGATTCTTTCCATCAGCAAACGCATTGAAGACATCTTGTTGATGGTCTGTCAATGGAGTTATAGTCCTGAGATGCTCAAGATTGATGGGCGGTTTCTTCTTCATTGCTCTTGATACGGTACCGTTTCCGTTACCATTACCGTTGCCGTTCTTCTTCTTACGTACTGGCATAATTTATGTGTACCTCGACAGGTTCGCAGTTGGATGTTTCTCTTGGACTTTACTCATTACTTCTTTAAATCCATCCGATTGTTTCGGATCTCC